CTTGCTAGTAGCATTCCGTTGACCATCTCTGCGTGGTGCTTACCCATCTCTTCCTTTAGGACAGAGCGGATGTCTCCCATTCCGTCGTCCTTGTCTGCTAGGAAGACTGCAACCTCTGACATGTCAAAGGTGTGTGCGATGGTCTTCGGCTTTGCAGCCACGTGCTGGAAGGTAGGCTTCACAGTCTCTGGTAGGGTTGCGTTCTCTGCAACACCACCGTGCACTGCACCAGCGTTAGGCTTCTCAGTGATGACACGCCATCCCGACCTGTCCCACGGTTTCTTCGGTAGTATGCTGAATGCGTTGAACTCTTGGTTCAGTTGCGACCATACCTTGCGTCCGTAGATTGCTTGGTATGTTCCAGCGGTGGATGACAGCATTGGGCTGTCAGCCTTGAGTAGTTCGCTACCAGTGTATGAGTAGCCCATTGCGTTCCCTGCGCCATAGTAGTAGCGCTCCATGTCTGTTACTGTTCGTACGTAGTCTCTTGCCATTTTTTCATCATCTCCTTATTTTATTTTCCTTGAGTATCTCACTCCGGGTTGAAGGCTTTTGTTGCCAAGTGATGAACCTCATCCCATGACATTTTCGCCAAGTCCTCCGTGCTAGGAACGACCACTGCTGATATTTGGTCGCTCTTGGTAATAGTTTCTCCAGTCTCTGCTGGTGTTCCGATTGAGTCAATTCTCTCTGCTAGAGCAGCGATTGATTTCTGTATCTCTGCTAGAGGGCTTCGTGCGTCGAAAGCAGCGGCCTCAGCCTTTGCAATCTCTGCTTCTCTCTCAGAGTTGAAGCGGGAAGCGAACTGGTCCTCTAGGCTTCCCTTGAACTCGTTCTCAAGAGCAGCGGCCTTGTAGACCTCGTATGCTGCCTCTATGTCTGAGTCTGATAGGCTGGCTGGGTCGATGAAGTCAGACTTTGCGACTTTGCCAGAGTTCATTCGGCTAACTGCTCCAGTGGATGGTTTGCCGCTCTCTGTAGCCCTGCCCTTGACTTGTCCAGTCCTGTGGGTCTCGGATGCTGCGAGTTCCTCGGAAGTAGAACCCATGTTCTGCTTCTCTAGGTTGTCGAAGTGCTCCCTTGCAGCAGTAGTGTCCACACCACCGCTCTTTAGGGTGTCTTCCATCCAGTTGAGGTAATCGGAAGTGATTACATCAGAGTACTCTGATTTCTCGACTTCTCCCTCTACTGGAGCGTCCTCGGACTTGCCTGTCTTGTCCTTGTCCATGTCCTTGTCCTTCTTGTCATCTTTCTTGTCTTCCAAGAATGCAGGTTTCTCTCCCTTCTCCATGTCGTCAAGTCGGCTTTCCAAGCGGGACAATACGTCTCCCAGTTGTTTTGTCATTTCGTTTTCGTCTCTTTCTTCTGTCATTTTATTCACTTCCGTGTTTTCTCTGTCTTCTTTGAGTATGCTGAATGTTGCTTCTGGATTGATGCCTTTTTCACAAATCGTTATCTCGTGTAGTTCCAGTTTGCTAATTTCTTGGTAATCTCCTCGTTTTGCATCAGATTTTCTGACTCTCTTAAACGCTTGACCACCGATACTGAATCCTCTGAGAACGCCTTTTCTGATTTCTGCTGAAACCTCTTTTGCTTTCTCGATGTCGTCACGCAGTTTTACTACCACAAACATTCCGACATCATCGACTTCGCTTTTCCACAACCTCCCTTCATTATCTGTGTAATTCGGTACTACATCTCCAACTTGTATATTACTGTGAGCCAATTGAACATTTCTGTAAGCCGGGTTCTCCATGAACTTCCGAAATGCGTCTTTCAATGCCTCCTTTGTTATTACGTCGCCTTGCTTGTCTACAACTTCCACACTGGCATAGCCAGCGACAATGAGGTCATTTCCACCCTTGAGGATGGATATTGGTTCATCGCCATGTCTGAACAGTTGTTTACCGAGCACACTAATCTCTCCCACGCTTTGTTTTACTACTTCAATGCTACGCGACTAAGGCTCAAGGTTTCTATCATCAGAATCGTTGTACTGCGAGGATGTTTTCGCTTTCTTCCTCTTTCTACCGGGATAGTCCTCTGGTTTCTCCATGTCCTCCTTTGGACGCTCTTTCATGTCCCAATCTGGTAGACTTTGCTCGGCAGTGAGAGTAGTTGGCCCTCTTGGGCTTTCTATCTGGCCTCCCACATCTATACCTAGTCCACGCCCGTGCATGTTGCTGTTTGCCTTCTCTAATTTCTCTAGTGCTCTTTCTATGAGTGTGACAGTCTTGACCAGTTCTTTTGGTTTTAGCAGGAGGTTCTTGTCCTTCTTGGGTCTGAGTATACCAGCACTCTCCTCCTCTATCTTCTCCTCATCCATCTCTGGTTCTATGTCCTCATCTATCTCGGCTTCCTCCTTGAGCATCTGCTCTAGGGGTTGCTCCCAATACGGTTGTAGACTCTTCGCCAGTCTTAGAGAGTAATCAGAATCAGTGATACTACCTATTGCTGCTATAGGATTCTCCGCTTTACCATCTACGATTTCGTACTTCACCAAGTCCTCTGGTAGATGTATGATGAATGACTCACCGTCCAGTTCCATCCCAAACGATACGTGGTAGTCGATATCCTCCTTTGCCAGTAAGACCCACTTGGGATGTTTGTCCTCTCCTTTCATGTAAGTGGACTTGGCATCTCTCAGTAGTATCTTCTCCGAGTCCTTATGCAATGCCTTGACAGCATCCTCCAGACCAACCTCATCTGTTATCTTGATGTCAGATGGACTGGGTAAATGCACAGGGTCGTAACTGTCGAACTGACCTCTGAGTAGTTTGATGCGCTCACGAGTAGTCAAATCTGTGACATCACCATCGTCATACATCATGATATCATTGACGTGCATTACACCATCTGATACTACAACATCCACAGTGTAGTCCTTCTTACATATCTCTTTCAGAGCCTGTCTCATCTCGCTGTTCATCGATTGTTTGGTATTATCCTCATCGACCATCACAACTCTGTTTTTCTTCTTAGTGACCTTGTACCTATCTCCATCTACGTGCGTAGAGACTACCCACTCACCAGTGAAACCCCTCAACTGCTTCATGTCATCTATCGTGAATATCCTATGAAGAGGGTCTATCAGAGGCATTTCCTTTGGTATGTCTGCTTTTCCGAATTGGAGTGGGTTTCTGTTTATGTGAGTTTCACCAGTCACCGGGTCTGCTAGGGTTGATGCTGGATTGGTCTGTGCTAGTTGTGGGTCGTTCGGGTCTATACCACCAAGCACCTGCTGCGTCATATCTTGACCGAACCAATGATGCCAGACTGGTAGTGGTACGCTTGCGTAGTTTCCCGCATGTGGGTAACTACCTGCTATTGGTGTACCGTCTCTCTCATACTCAAATCCTATCGAGGGTGATGCGTGATAACCACCATCTATAGCAGCAGATACTGCTGTATCGTGTACTGTGTTACCTTCCATGCTATCGAGATTTCTAACAGATGTCTGCATGAAGTCCATGAGTGGCTTCTTTATCTCAGCCATTTCAGCACCAGCCAAGTCCAATTGACCACCATCATCGTTGAAAGTCAGTATGTTGCTCATCAAGTCCTTCCGTTTGTTGGCTTCCGTTATCCACCCAGTCTTGGATTTACTAGGGTGTAGTGCTTCACCATGTCCAAAGTGACTCAGACCGTATGCATCCATTTCATCAGCATGGGTCAAGCGAGTGAGTCGCATCAGACTACCCATTGCATTGTATGGTTCTATTTGCGTTTGTAGATGCTGTCTGACTCTGTTACCGCTCTTGTTACGTGAAATACGCTTTCTCTCATCAGATGAGAGAGTACCCTTGTATTCCTTTATCTTGTTATCCAAGTGCGTGTACATGTCTTCAATGCCACTGAGATTGTTAAACATCTCTGGTTGGTCTGGTAACAGGGGAAGACCCATAGCCGCTATCTGACCCATCGATGCCGCTTTGACTGGGCCGAGGTTCTGAATGCTCTTTAGATAGTCCTCAACGTGTCTGATGTGAGCATCATCTGTCGGTAGTCCCAACATTTCAGCGACGTCTTTCGGTTTCATGTCTGAGTGAATCTCATTCTCCATACTGGACATCGCCGCTGCCATCGTCTTATGTGGAGATGCACCCAACTTGTCCGCAGTGCTTCTCATTGTGGCATTCTCATCCACTGAATGTCCCATAGTAGTCAACTCATGGTCGTTATCGTGCCACAAACCACGATTGGAATCGTGCCACAACCGCTGTACATTGTGAAGGAATTGGACTGGGTTGCTTGGGTCGAAGGCAGATGGGTCATGCTCTATTGCGAGATTGAGTAACTTGCGACCATAATCCATCATGGCTCGTTTGTCACCTTCTAACTTTGCTTCAAAGTCATTGGTTTGTTTCTGTGCTGGTGTGTTACCTACATTCAAGTCCTTCATCTCAGCATCGTAGTAAATCTGCTTAACCCTGTCTAGTTCCATCTGGACATCCCTTATTCTGACGTCATTGGGATTATCGGCCCTCATCGTAATCAATCTGTCTTCTAGGTTTTCTATGTCATCTGCATATTCATGATGAGGTGATAATGGCTTCAAGGGAGATTTTCCGTCTTTTCCTTCTCTACCCCAGAACCTAGCACCTAACTCCCTGTGTCCTCCTCCTGCAACTGTGTAGTCACCCTCAGACTCTCTTCGATATGCAGTAATAGCACCGGGGACGGCTTCCCCAGACGTTCTACCAGCATCTCCTAGATGTGCTAGGAACTCTGGATGATTCATTCCCTGCGTTGGGGACAACAACGGGTTTCGATACACATCTTCGTACCCCACATGTAAGCGCGTGGAAGGGTTATGAGGAGGGGACATGTGACCAGATGCCATGAGTATTCTGAGTTTGAGAGCATTGGAATCCAACACCGATGTATCACCGGATATAGTACCACCGGATTTGGTGTAAGCGTTGGATACGAATGGTGAGTTACCACCACCGAGGTCTCTTTGGAATTGCTTGCCTTTACCACCAACATCGTTGAGGTAGTCTTTGGGGTCATGTCTCCCTAACTCAAGTCTAGGCCCGGAGTTCATTACACCGGGAGCGAAAGACGATTTGGTATCAGAGGAGTTGTTCTTCAAGTTCCTTCCTACTCTCTTCCTGTCAACCATGTGCTGGGTGGTATCGAACTTGGACATTATCTGCGTTGCATCGCTAGATGCAGACATTCCTGTAGCGAGTGGTTTGTAATGCCAAGATGAGAATAAAGACGAGGAATCACCGTAAGGCTCGGCAGATGCTAGATAGTCATCTTGGTCCTTGTGTCCATACAAAGAAGTCTCACCACCATCGAATGAGAGGAAGTTGTGCATGAGGTCAACATATGTAGAGCCAGTTCTCCCCACGCCACCAGTGTGTGTGAAGGGTCTGGATGTAGGCCATCCCCATCCCCTTAGTTTACCATTGTCATCGAAGTAATGCGATTTCTCAGCAGCACTCACGTCGTCTGGATGAGGGCCATTGAGATTGACTCTGAGAGGACCAGCAGCATTTCTGATTGCCTTTTCCTTCTGCGATAGAGCCATTCTTTCATCTAGGTTGGAGAGCACTCTTTCCATGTACTCCTTCTCTAGTAGAGGTTCGGACCAAGCATCGAAATGCGGATGCTTCCCCTTTGTGTATTTGGGGTCTAGGTTCTCGTCGTAACCGACCAAATCCAACAACCCCTCCTTCGTCAGTAGGACGTCGCTTTCCGGGTGTATCTTCTTCTTCAACAGGTCTAGCAATTCCTTCCCACCTGCTACTCCATCATCTAAGAACTGCTTGTCTTGTGCTTGGTATGGGAACAGATTAGTGATATGCTCGTCTACATTGGCATCTCCCTCAAACATGTCAGCGATGTTACTACGTAGCCTGTCGTGAGCATTCTCCACAACCTCCGTACCCGGATGATTTTTGTTTCTCTTCAACTGTGCTTCGGTTGGCGCTTTGTTGTAAGTGTCAAGCACTGTTGCATTCAAAGCGGCTTTGACCAGTCCCTCTTGTCCAGACTTAGTGGAATCGGTATCTGGATTCTCCATATGTTTGTGAGTGTTAGCACCATGATGGTGTGAGTCTCTGTTCCACCAGTCCCACTCCGCCTCGTTTCTCTTCTTCTTGTTCTTCTCGATACGTGACATGGGCATCTTAGTGCCATCTGGTAGTTCTATGGTCTGTGACCTTTCATTATGAGTACCGTGTTCTGCAATGTGTTCCAATACAGCAGTCCTATGTGTCGCTGGTAGGAACTCCATACCTAAGTTCCAAGTCGGCCAACCCATACCTTCACCGTGATGGATGTGTTGAATCTCAAGCGCTTCCGGGTCTATACCCGCTTGTTCCGCTATCTCCGAATCAGTCATTCCCTTAGTGGGGTCTTTGCGTATCGTCTTGATGTCATGTGACATCAGTTTCTCCATCCTGTCATCGAAGTGAGCGAGTTCCAAGTCCTTGCCTTCTTCGTCTAGTTCTTTCAACCGCTCTTCACTTTGCTCTTGTTTCCACCTCTCAAAGTCGGCTAGTCTGATTGTATGCAAATGGTGGTGAGTACTCTCTGGCGTTTTTGTGCTATTACCTATGAATGGATGATTAGTCTCTCTTCGCATCTCAGTGTATCTTTTCTCGCCGGGGACTATTCGTCCCTTGTCATCTATAGTAGCGCTACCACGTGACTGTCCCATCGCGTCAAGTTCCTCGTCTGTGAAC